GAAACGGTGGAGTCAGCAAATGTGTGATAACCACACTTGTGACAGTGTTCGTGGCCGTCTGAATACTCGCTATTAGCATCAGACGAACCACATTCAGGGCATGGTATGTGCCTTACAAACTCTGACTCAGAGGAGCCATTTGATTGGTATGCTTGCAAAAGAACACCAGGGAATGTTTAATTTTTCGCAGTATTTTGCGTAGGTTGTTTTTGATTTCTTGCTGATCGTATTGAAGGGTGACTGAAACACCATGCGAAGATCTAGTTCAGGGTTTTGTGCTTTGACTGCCTTGATCTTGCGCCTGTCTGCTGCATCCCAATATCCTTTGCACTCTAAAATTACGCCGTTAGGAAGTACGAAATCAGGAGTATAGATATGAGATATAACATAATCGACCTTGGTAGATTCATAATCGTATTTGACACCCAGATCTACAAGAAGGTCAGCAACCTTCTCTTCAAGTCCTGAGCGAAACGCCATCAGTCATCGATTCCTTTTTCGATGATCTCTTCTACGATTTCACTGATAGCACGACGCATCTCATATTTGAAGTCGTTCTTGTCAGCCTTATAGCGAATAGCAGTCAGCTCAGGCAAGTTCACAGTTAGTGTGCCTTTGTACAGGCCAGTGCCTGCATCTTTTTCGACGTTAAAATCAACCATTAAAAATCATCCTCATCATTGGTGGTAGTGTTGGGAATTACATTGGGTTCGGATGCTTTGTATCCAGCAGTGGTTCCGAACAGTTGAGCTACATCTTCAGTAGACATGTCTCCTACATCGATTCCTGCTGTGCCGTTAACAGAAATAATCTGAATAGCTTTCAGCTTCAGGCTCGATCCATAGGTGACACCATCCTTCAGGATGTATGGCTTCTGATAAAAAGCCAGCTTGACTTTGCTACCTGAATACACAGGCACGTTTACGTCAGTAATTGCTGTGCCTTCAGTGTCAACGATTGGTGGTCGTGTGTCGTCATTCCAAGAGAACTTGACTTTGTATTGTCCAGAATCGTCAACTTCTTCCCAAGGCTCTGGCTTAAGTACAGAACGCTTCGGATTCTTGAGCTTTGACTCAGCCCATTTCAAGGTTTCAATTCGATCTTCTTCTAGCTTGTCAACAATGTCTTGGCCGATCAGGGCAGACAAAGAGTATCCAAACTTAGACGGCTTCAATACAGCTTGATACCCTTCAAGGACAACAGGCTGTTCGGTTACAAATGTGTTTCGGGTCATTAACAGAAAAAATAGGTGGATTCAATTACTGACTCAGGATTAAGAGTGCCAATAATCGGTGGTTCGGATTCAGCTCCGATTTGCATACCCCATGACTTCAGGTAGTCATGCTCGGCAAACAAGTGAACGTATGTCTCACGAATGATGGATGAAATAATATTGAGGTCAGTAGCACGACATAGAATCGAGTCGTGTATGAGGGCCAACGGTGCGTTGAAGCGGAGCGCAGATAAGTGGAGTAAACTTGCATCGAGTGAATGTATCAGATTGGGTGCAGTTGCATTTTTATGATGTGCTTTATCGACTTCGTTCTTGTCACCAGTTGCAATGAAGATATTGCAGTTACCAAGTAGTTGTAATTCAATTCTTTGGATCTGTTTCTTCATCAGCTTCTGAGTGACAACAAACCCAGATGGTGTGACCCATGTAAGTTGTTTTAACCCTCTGTCGATGGCGTTGCTTACCTCTGACTCAATCCATTTCATGACCCTCATGGGACCAGGAACAATGACATTCATTGCATCCCTGACAGCTTTAACAGTTGCAGTTAGGTCATCTTTTTCTACTTCTACACCTTTATCTTTCAAAGCTTCACGTATGTAGCCTCGATTAGAAAAAGGTTTAGCATTATATGGAATTGTCATAACCGTTCTTTTTGTCATCTTACGATCACAGTACGGTTTAACACTATCAGGAATGCTTGATTTAGCTTCTTCAGCTATAACTTTGTATGCATCCTGTGGTTTATCACTAGGCAGTACATTTACGAGCTTTGCTGTACTTGCGTCCCTGGCGAGGCCAGCCAGGATCTGGAGTCCTGAGCAGGTGGCGTCAACGGCCACAGGGAGGGTTGTGTAGTTTCTATCGCACAAAATACAGGTGTGATAGTACTCATCACATGCAGCAAGGAACTGCCACGGCTCGTCCATACTTTCCCAAGTGGAAAGGTTTCCGATGGGGTCAGTAGCAACAGCCTCGATAAGCCAAAGGTTCTTTTTGACCCATTTTTGCCTGTCCTCCATGGTGTCTTTATCCAGACCTGCGGTCGTGGCAACGCTAAATGCCAGCCATCCTTCCGCTTCAGGTGTCATCAACGCTTGTTTGTGAAAACGAAGGAGTGATTTACCGAAGTCGGTATCTTGTGGTGTCAAGAATGCAGGAATTGGATAACATCTTCCTCTGTAATCCAGGCTCCAAGGGCAGTAGAACTTTTCGTACTTTTCAAATACATCAACAGCATTCATTGTCATCCGTGTACGACACGAACGCTTAAATGCCTGTGCATTGACATTCATCGCCTCTGCCGCATGTCGTCTGTAGTCCTTACGGGACTCAGCATTGTCAGCAATGTCTACAGGCTTAGGTGGCAAAGGTGTTTCAACAACAGGGATGAACTTGCCAACCGCAATCCCCCTTTTTTGTAGTGTCCTTGCGACATCCACAATGAAGGGGTTGAGGGTATAAGCAACCTTCTGAATGTGGTTCAAAAAGTTGATTGGTGTTTCTCCCTGTATAAGGTGCGGATCGCCTCTACGGACCATGGAGTGGGCCTGCATCACCTCATTGAGGATGTAGCCGCCACCTGTCCCGTCAGGCTGCCAGTCATTAGGTTCGACGATCATTGGCCATGCAATTGGACTGAATAACTCAGCCGTGGCCATGACCTGATCTTTAATGGTCATGAACTCAGGTGTTGGCACCACGTAAAGAGGTGTCTTGCGACCCTCCTGACGTTTCTCTGTCATGAACCAGCCGCTGGATTGGCATATGCAGTCCAATAACCAGCCGCCAAGCTTGACCCTGTTTGCAATGCCCCAAGGTGCCCACAGAGGCACGTCATAACGCTTCATCAGCGTTTTGATGATTGTGACCTTCTGTTCTGTTCCACAGGAATGGTGCCAGTAATTCTCCTGCAGGACATGCAGCAGGCCAGGCACCTTGGCTTCGTAGTGGCGCATCATGCACTCGTTTTCAAGTGCAGTACCGACTGCATTCGTGACAGTGGAAACCTTGTTCGCCTTTGGCTTGGTGCTGAAAACTTTGTCGAAAGTGATTTTTGATGCCAACACAGCAGCAGATTCAGCATCCAACAAGCTTAAGAATTGGTGAATTTCTGCGAATTGTTTGCCAGTTTTACCCTCATGTATGCGGTTGTCAGTCTCATTGATCTGTCTCACTACTAGTGGAACAAGCTCTTGAATTGACGCGACACCGTAAACACTGGCACTGGCATAGCTCCTGTCTTCTAGCTTTGATGTATTGGAGTGAAGGTTCTCCAATCCTCGTTTGATTTGTTCACGCTCAAGCTTAATTTGAGCACCGATATCAGCAAATAAAGTCACTGAGAATGCACGTTAGAACTGGGATGTAGATATCTTCCTTAGTGGAATGGTCCAAAAAGAAGAAAGGCCGGGCGATTTGCCCAGCCTCGTGTAAAATGTTTCCGCTAGTGGAAGTTAGTCACAACCAGAACCTGAAACTAGCGCGTCTACCAATTCCGCCACATCCGCGTGGTCGTAGCAGTGGATTCCAGCGATTCAACAGTTGTGAGACTGAGAAGAATGGAGTTCCATTGCGTGAAGCGAGTGTAGCAGGGAGGGGTGGTAGTCACGCCTAGATCGCCTTTTCGTGTTTGATTAGGTGATCGACCAGGCCGTTGAACCAATCAGAGTGTTTTACTGATTCGTCCTTGGCACCGGTATCAAGTTCCATAGCTTCAATGAGCTTGGTTGCGACCAAATAGGTCGCCTCGTCCATTGTCTCCAAGGTGTGTGTTGTACTCGTCAATTTTACTGATAACCGTTATCAAGGTCAATAGATCAAATGGCACTCATAGCCTGGACTGCGGCCTGATCAGTGTGCCTCGCATAGCGCAGAGTTGTCTCAACCCTTTTGTGCCCACACAAGCCCATTAATGTTCGCATTGGTGTACCTGCTTCCGCATGCCACGTTGCAAACGAATGGCGCAATGTATGAAACACAAAGCACTCTTCATAACCAACATATTTACGAACCTTTTTAAAGGCACGTAAGAGTTGATCTTTGTCAGACCACTCATCACCAAAGATCCGTACATTTGGATTGGCATATTCCAAACGTTCAGAAAGTATCGAACTGATACGTTCATGAATTGGAATTGCTCTGTAGTTACGAGCTTTGGTGCGCTGGTCAGGAAGACCACCGACGTGGATCAGACCCTCACCAAGTGACACATCACGACACTTGAGCTTCAGGAGTTCGCCCTGCCTCATTCCAGTGAAAGCGGCCACAGCCATGATGTCTGCGAGATCCTTGCGTCCATATGGGTCCAGAGCAGCAGCATGAAG